TGTTTATCTAAATACTGCAAGTCATTACCGTTTAAGATTCTGACCTTAGCCTCAAGTTCAGTCTTAGGTAGTATGAATACAAACAGGCCTGTGTCTTCTTCAAAGGATACTCCCTCTGGTATCGAGTCTTCGATCTCTCTCTTTTCAAGATCAAACACGAACTCTGCTACCTTACCGCACGCTTGGCATGGCATCCTCATAGAATACTCTGAACCGTATCCCGTTATACGAGATGCTATTAGAAGTGCATTCTTGTCTGTTTCGATTAGTTCCGACACGTTGACAGAACGATCGATAAGTATTGCCGATAGCAATCTATCAAAGATCGTTCCATCCTCTATGAAACTTTGGTTTGCCAAAAGGTCTTCTTCCTTGGCTGTTAGGTGTTTTATCTCCAGTGTTTCGCGGCCATGGAGAGAAGAGTTCTTGTCATAAAACTTTCCTTTTGTTGGCAATGAAACCACCTCAGTTGGCACAACAAACGATATCCCGAATGGATTTTCATTGTTTTGTGTTGGCAAGCCCCTTGGCGGGGCTGGTGCTTGAGGTGTTGGGGGGTTTGCTGATGTTCTTCTAGAATTTCTAGACATTTATTCCTCTTTTCATTTATATAGTAGATGGGGTATTCAGATTCCAGGTCTTGGAGTCAGTTCTTTCAGGAAGCTCTAAAGCTGCCCAGTCGTATCTAATCGTCATACTAATGTCAACTAGTTCGTCCGAACTGTAATCAAGATTACCAAAATCAACGTTTGTTAAGAATGGATTATTCAGCGTCCATTTCTCAAGTACGTTCTCTTGTTGCGCTCCAGTGTTAGCACCGAACTGCACAAGCTGTATTTGTCCACCAAGTCCGTCGACGAATGCTTTCTTCGAGATAGTTCTTGGCTCATTGGCCTGAGATGTAAATTTGTCAGGCAAAACATAACCAGCAGCTTCCAATATCTTTACTAAGCTTGCTGTCGAATCAGGTTGTACTGGGTCTACAATTGTTACATCAACTGTGGCCCATTCAACTCTCCCTGGGTAGTAGAACTTATAGTTCAAAAAGTCATGACCAGTCTCCGAGACTGAGAATGATGGTTTTTTTACGTTCTTTACTATGAACTGTGGCATACCAGCAATGTAGAGCAGCCATCTAAACTGTCGTTTTGGCTCGATGCTCGCTTGGTTCCAGAATTGTGAATTTGTAGGCATATTATTTTATCTCCCTAATATTATATATGGTCTCAGATGCTTTTTTCAATGTTTAATCCTCGAAAGAAGCACCAGTATTTGTAATAACGAAATCAACGGCAATAAACTCAATAGCTCTAGCTGGCTTCAGAAAGATCTTAGCGTACATTACGTTTCTATCAACCAAATCTGGTGTAGTGGTCGTATTGTCCAAGATTACCTTGAAGTCCGAAAGTCCCAATCTGGTCTGTACGCTCTGAAGGAAAGGATTTACCTGACCTAGGAAGCGATTCCAAGTGGCTGGAACATTCTGATCGAAGAGAAGCCCAGAAGCAATTCTAGAAACCTCTTTCTTGACGAAAATCAACAATCTACGAACGTTGATACGGTCAAGTGCAGACTGTGAAGACTGAAGTGTCTTCTGCCCGAACACTACGATACCCTCTGTTACAAATGATGCAATTGGGTTAACGTTCGCTGCGTATAATGTATCTCTCTGCTTTGAAAGAAGCTGCTCAGATACCTGAAGTACTGGTAAGCCAGCGTTTCCTTCATTGAGGCCACCGCGGTTGAAACCTGCAGGTGCAAACCAGACCTCTTCGGCCTGCTCTGTGTATGCCATAACACCCAGTGCGATTACTGAAGGTGGTACCCATACGTCTCTCGTCTGTTCAACGTCTCTAATCTTTACCCAAGGGTAGTAGGCAGCGCCATAAGAAGAATTCAATGCTCTTGCCTTGAGTGCTGTTGCAGTTGCTGCAGGGTTGGTTGTCAACCTGTCAGAGAAAGAATCACACTTAAGCTCATGTGGTGGTTTGTATACACCAGGCAAGTCAATGATTGCCATTGAGTCTGCTCGGGATTCACACTTCTCTATAAGCTTGGTCGTCAGCGCTGGAGTGGTGATGCCAGGCATGAGGGCCAAGTTGTGTTCAATAAATTCCGGATCCTTGATCAAATCTATTGCTCGGTCGACTGACGCGAAGGCATAGTTTGATCGTGAATTCGGTGTTGCGTCCAGAACCCTGTTGTTGAATGGATCCGCTTCGGTAATATTTACTCCATCGAAACCACCAACAAGTGGCATCTGGAACTTATCAAAACCAAGCTGTAACAATGTGGTTGCTGAGCCTGAGTGTGTGTAAGCGCGGTGCGTGGTGGCTTGTCGATGGGAACCTGAATAGTAGAAAGACGCTGTAACGTTCGCGGTTGATAAATCAGCCAAGTTGCTACCTCCGATAATTACCTCGTCCAAACTAAAGATGAATGCGTGTTGTGCTAATGATCCTGAAGTACCCGCATCTTGTCTTGTTGTCAAGCCCTCCGGAAGCTTCCTTACATAATCAGCATAGCCCGGGTCTACAACTGTGCCCAACTCTCCAGTGGAGCTGACTTTGTAAACTGCAGCGCCGAAGTAGTCTTCGCCATCAAGCGATGCGCTGATTACGTTTGGAAGACTTGGCCATGTTACTGTGAAATCTCTTGAGGCGCCGTCTCGTTGGCTGATCTGATCTGCTTTGAATTTCAATACTGTATCTGCTCCAAGGAATGTTCCAGAAAATGCCGACTGAGCGCCACCGGCTGAGGCGGATGGGCTTAGTTTTATCATGTTGTTTGCTGGCTTGATCGGACCCAAGAATCCAAAAGGAACCTTAGAAGGATTTACTAGTCCGTTGTCTACGTCGGACTTCATATCCATTCTTATATATCGAGAAAGGTTCGGATAATTTCCGTACACCTTGTTTCTTTTTTCGCGAGCGGACCAAGTTGTGAACTGATCTCCGATTTGTCTTGCAACGTAGTTTGAAGAATTGGGGTTTAGGTTACACCCAGAGAAGGACTCAACTACTTCTAGTTTTCCTCCCCTTATTCTTCTGACTACGACCGTGAAAGAACCGTAAGGGTCTGCATCGCCCTCTTCTGGGATTCGAATGTCCTCTATGCAGACTGTGAACTGCCTCGAAGCTGCTTCTCCCTCATCGAGAGCTTTCATTCTGAAGAGCTTTGTCATCTTCGTTGGATCATAGGACGCTGCTGTTCCATCATTCTGAGAAAATACCCATCCTGTTTGGGCTACAGAAGCTTCGTGACTAAAATCCGCAAAGTTTACTACATTGTCTTTTCTTAATCTTGTTACAAATCCTAACAGATCGCCAGATGGAACTTTCTCTTCAAATGTTTCACCCAACCAGTACTTGTCAGCGATGGAACTTGCGGCCGTACTGGCGACGTCAGCATTTGTAGCAACGGGATTTGTGTTCAATGCTTTTCTAATGTAATTTTTAGAAGTTCTGGAAAAACTTACAGGTACTTCTTTCGTTGTAGAGGCATTCTTAAGATGAATCGTAAAGTTATTTGCTGAGTCTGCAAGGCAGACCGTGTTCAAAAGCGCTGTTCCGGCTGATGAGGAGCCAAGCTGTTTATTGGATAAGGACGCTGTAAATGGACTCTCTCCATACAAAACCGCGGCCAACACAGAGGATGAAGGCGCTGCCTTGTTGGATCCGGATTGCATCACAAAGAGCCCCCATGCTGAATTCGCTGTCCATCCTGCGGCGCCGGCGTCAACGGCATTGTCGCCTTGTACACCTGCCAATCTAATTGTTGTAACAGGAGAATTTATGTCTGCTGCGAAATATGCTTTTGCTGCATAATGAGCATAAGCAGGAGCCAAAAGACCGTTGCCTTCTCTCCAAACGTCGTCACCTTGGCCACCTGGTACAGGCTCTCCAAAGATCTCCACGAAATCTGCGTATGAATTGACGGTTACCGGCTTCATAGCAGGCCCTTTTCGGGTTCTACCTATGATAACTGGACCGATTGGTCCTGGTAACTTTGGAAGTTGAGAGTTGTCTACCTCTCTTAAGAAAATGCCTGGTGAGACAAACTTGAATTTTCTGGCTGCCATATTATAAATCTCCTTGAACGAATTGATGCGGTAGTAAAAACTAATATTTTACTTAGTAAATAGTTTTTCTTGACGTCAAAGGAATAATAAAAGGAAAGCCCGGTGAAAACCGGGCTTTTTGGTGGGATGATAAGGTAGGTTATATTATTTCTGGATGTATCGTACGATAAGAACATCGTCCGAGTCAAGTGCGTCAGCCATAAGGACCTTTGTAGGCGCAGTGTAGCTATCAAGTCTATAGTCAAAGATAGAGTTTGCACCAGATCCAAGATTAGCAGAACCTGAACGAGTCTGTAAGAGGCCATTCAAGAATACCATCAAGGAACCAGACAATACTGGGCCTGACATAGACGCTGTGTGTGCATGACCTGTCAAAGAAGCAGACATGAATGACTCTTCTTTCTGGGCAATGAAAAGCTTACCCTGGTGAACCTGAATACCACCTCTTGTTCCAGCGGCACCAGTGATGTGCTGTACAAGGTCAGTTACGCTTTCTTTCTTGATGTAGTTGTTGTCGCTATCTTGCACAAGCAAGAAGTGAGTACTATCGTTTGAATCAAGTGCCATTGAATCAAGGTTCTCTAATTCAACCTGATTTGATCGGAACTTGGTATTCTGGTTGCCCACATCAAGTGCACCACTGACAACAATAGCGTCAGCGCCCGAGTTGCCCAAGTTCACCGCTCCGTTGAAGGTCGCTGTATCTGATGCTGTGATTGCGTCAACAGTTGTTGCACCGTCTACATCAAGAGCACCCTGGATATTTACAGCAGCGCCGAAATCAGCTGTGCCTGCCATATCCATTCCACCAGAGCCGGAAAGAAGGCCTTGAACATTTACCGCCGAACCGAAGTCAGCTGTACCTGCCATGTCCATTCCACCAGAACCAGAGATCAAGCCAGTTACACTCAAAGTACTAGACATGACTGCTGCTTCAGCAACTGTGAGTCCGTCTAGAGTGGTTGCACCGTCTACATCAAGAGCACCTTCAACATTTACAGCTGCACCGAAGTCCGCTGTACCTGCTATGTCCATTCCACCGGATCCTGAAATCAACCCTGTAACACTCAAAGTGCTGGACATGATTGCCGCTTCCGCAACAGTAAGGCCATCGAGGGTCGTTGCACCGTCGACATCAAGGGCACCCTGGATATTTACGGCTGCACCGAAGTCCGCCGTTCCACCAATGTCGATACCGCCAGAGCCAGAAATGAGACCTACAACATCTAATGTTCCAGCCATGTCTGAATTACCTGCAATCTGTAAATGGCTTGAGCCGGAGATTGCACCCTGTGCGTTGACAGCGGCACCAAAGTCTGCAGAGCCGGCAATGTCGATTCCGCCAGAGCCCGAAATGAGACCAGTTACGCTCAAAGTACTAGACATAACAGCTGCTTCCGCGACCGTAAGTCCGTCTAGAGTGGTAGCGCCGTCTACATCAAGTGCGCCCTGTACATTTACTGCAGCTCCGAAATCAGCTGCGCCGGCTATGTCGATTCCGCCAGAGCCTGAAATGAGACCTGTCGCAGACAATGTCGATGAAAATACAGCTGCTTCCGCTACTGTAAGACCATCAAGCGTAGTCGCGCCATCTACGTCTAATGCACCCTGTACGTTTACTGCCGCTCCAAAGTCTGCAGTGCCAGCGATATCAATTCCGGCTGCGCCAGAAATGAGACCTACAACATCTAATGTTCCAGCCATGTCTGAGTTGCCTGCAATCTGCAAAGTACCAGAGCCAGAAAGATTTACAGCCTTCAACATATTAGAGTTTGAGTTATACTTCAAAGACCCACTGTCAATGAAAAGAGTCTGCGATGTTCCAGACTGTGAAGTGAACAGAAGTTGCAAGTCAATGTCATCAGAACTCGCTGCTTCAATGGTCGCACCAACATTGAGAAGGTTCGAACCGTCACCATAGAAAAGTGATGCAGATACTGGATATGCAGAGTAAGCAAGGTTTCCTGTAGAATCTGCAGATGCAGAGGCCACGTTAGCAAACACAAATCTGTCTGTGCTCTCGTCCCAAAGCATTGCCGCATTGTCGGCAGCGCCGCGGTCGAAGATGAAACCTTGATCGTTAGCTGGCGTGCCAGAGGCTCCGCTTGAGAAAAGTATCAAAGAATCTTGAACCTCTAGATTCGTAGTACTAATAACTGTTGTGTCGCCATTGACCGTAAGATCTCCGGTAATTACAACATCTTGTTGAAAAGCTGCGTCTTCTGCAACAGTAAGACCGTCAAGGGTTGTAGCCCCATCAACATCTAATGCACCTTGTACGTTTACTGCCGCACCAAAGTCTGCGGTTCCTGCAATATCAATGCCTCCGGAACCTGAGATCAGTCCAGTAGCAGTAACTGTGCTTGAGAAAGCTGCAGCTTCTGCAACGGTAAGACCATCGAGGGTTGTAGCTCCGTCGACATCAAGCGCGCCCTGTACGTTTACTGCAGCGCCAAAGTCTGCAGCTCCAGCGATATCAATACCGCCAGATCCAGAAATAAGGCCTGTAGCTGAAAGAGTGCTTGAAAATACTGCGGCTTCTGCCACGGTAAGTCCATCAAGGGTTGTAGCACCATCTACGTCAAGAGCACCTTGAACGTTTACAGCAGCGCCAAAGTCTGCGGCGCCGGCGATATCAATACCGCCAGAACCTGAGATAAGGCCTGTAGCTGAAACAGTACTTGAAAACACTGCAGCTTCTGCAACGGTAAGGCCATCAAGGGTTGTGGCTCCGTCGACGTCAAGTGCTCCTTCTATATTTACTGCAGCACCGAAGTCAGCGCTGCCGGCGATGTCAATTCCACCTGAACCTGAGATGAGGCCCGTAGCTGAAAGTGTGCTTGAGAAAACCGCTGCTTCTGCAACAGTCAACCCGTCAAGAGTCGTTGCGCCATCTACGTCAAGGGCACCTTCTACATTTACTGCGGCACCAAAGTCTGCGGTTCCTGCAATATCAATGCCACCAGATCCAGAAATAAGACCTGTTGCGGACAGTGTCGATGAGAATACAGCTGCCTCTGCTACGGTAAGACCGTCGAGAGTCGTTGCTCCATCTACATCAAGCGCGCCTTGAACGTTTACTGCAGCACCAAAGTCTGCGGTGCCGGCGATGTCAATTCCACCTGAACCTGAGATGAGACCTACAACGTCTAACGTTCCAGCCATGTCTGAGTTACCTGCGATTTGCAAAGTACCAGAACCAGAAAGGTTCGCACCCTTTAAAGTGTTTGATGATGGGTTGTACTTAATACCTGCATCGACTGCTAGGCCGATGTCTGTGTCATCGGTAGGACTGACGAAAGTCATTCTCATGTCTACGTTGTCCGAAGAAGCGGAGACCGATACGAGACCGCCGAAGTATTCTGCCATCTGCGAAGCAGACACATGATATGTGCCTCCGCCCTGCTCTATGACGAAAAGGTCGGTTGCTGCTACTGATAGATTTTTGAAAGAGTTGCTACCTGAAACTCTGATTGATGTACTGTCTACCAAATCGGTAGCTGTTAGTGTCACTAATTGTGAATTATTTAATTTTGTCCTTGCCACGTTAATTCCTCCTATGCCAGCGTATTCGCTGAATTTTGTGGTTGATATTGTTACTGTAGTTCCCGAGTTTGACCATAGATTATCCGGTAGCTGATACCACTGAGTGAAACCACCTTCGTGAGAATCTCTCTTCCAGATTGTAAGGTCATCCGGGGCTGAATCTAAAATAAACTGAACTGTAGCTGCTTGACTAAACTGTTGACCATGTGGCGTCAATCGAATGATATCCCCCGCAAAGTATGCGCCGGACGAGCCGGCTTGGGTTTTGATTGAACCAAGATTACTTGCTTTGTAATCAGCGTTGGACATAACCTCTGCTGATAGACTAGTGTCTCCGCTCAAAGCATTAGATGGTACTGTTACCGAGATTTTTGGTGAAGCCTGAGTTCCACCGGCCGATAAGGTACCACCAGAAGATCCAATGGATGAAGTAACAGACGATGCAAGCGAGGGGTTCGCTGCAGGGAAGGCACCGAAGTTACCGACCAAAATACGCTGATTGTCTTTCTGGTAGCTACCTAAAGTACTTGCCTTGTCAGCTTCGTGATAAGCAAATGTATTTCCGTCACCACCGTTGGTACTGTTCATAGTGAACGCGGTCTTTGCTCCGTATTGCTCATCCGTCTGTCGGCTGTGAGTATACGGGTTGATGCCCAAACCGGAGGACGCCTCCGCGGCTAAAGTAATACTACCAGTGCTAAAAAACTCATGCCTCATTCTACCTTGATATATGCTACCATTATAACTTATATCATAACTACTCCATCCTGCGGACGATGATTCGTGATATACCAACGAGTTCCAGGCACTATTTGCGGCAGTCGCCTCTGATCCATACCTAGCCTGAACACCGACAATTGTTGTGCGGTCGTTGGCGAAGGCAAATCTCATATGTTGCTTGTGACCAAAAGGCGGCACGCCTAGAACGCCGGAATGTCCATGGTCATTCTCTTCCGAGGTGTTACCCTTTCCAAAGAGGCTTCCATAAAGGTCATCACGTAACCAGTTTGAGGCTGACTGGAACATCCAAATTGAATCTCCCTGGTAGCCCATCAAAAGTCTTTCTGAGAACGGATCATACTCTACAAATCTGATACCCTGAACGCCTGATGTTGAAACATCTAAGCTGACCCGAGTGGCCAATTTGTAGGCATAATTTGTCATTTCTGAGCTATCATAGCCTGAAATTTCCCACTTAGATGTTGACTCATTCCACGTCACCGCTATCATATAACTATAGTCTGTACTGCCGTCTGCAAAATAGACAATGACCATGTTGTTTTCGTCAATCCAGGTCATGTCATGAACAGACAGTCCTGAAGAGAAGGAGCCATTGACATAGTCAGACAGGTCTTCTTGGCTGAACTGAGAATGGAAAGACCAAGTTCCACCACTTTGCTGGAATATGGTTATCATGCCCTGTGGGCGGGCGGCCGAAGCGTGACCTCCGTAATTATGAATAGCAACTCTCGTTGCCAAAGTGCTGCTATATTTGTTGTTTGCGGCAAACATTTTCGCTTGATCCCCATTGCCTACAAAGTCTGCAATAACACTGGGTCCTCCTAGGTTTGCGTCGCGACTCTGAGCCGTACTCGTTACACCGTACGATGTGCTTCCGGAAAATACTTGGGATATGCCCCAGTTTGTTCCAGAGCCAGTTACGACTATGAACGCGCCGTCCATGCGATTTCCACTGCCATCTTGAGGGTCATAAGCGTCGCATGCGATGACGATAGTGTCATCACTAAGAAACCTAGGACTAAGCAAGTTGGGCGAATCAGCGTAATAAAATGCACTGTCTAAAGCACGAGAACCCTTGAGTTTGATAAAATCTGCGATCTCGTATCCATTGCTGGATCCGGACTGATAGATTATCATACCTGGGTCATAATCATTGCCTGGGTCTGACCCAAATGAGCCGGTCCCCATAAAAGTAGTCTTGAGCATGTATTCGGCACTTGGTGAAAAATCAAAAGTAAGATTTTCTTTTGCCGGGCTCGTAAAATCATTGACGCTTAATGGAAGGCCGCCTGTAATAGCCTGATCAATTGACGCACTATTTTGTGAGGCTAAGGCCCCACTAAGATAATAAGTCATATATTTTTTCCTCCTATATATGAATTTTGCACTTAAAATTATATTATATTATAGGAGTAAATTGTTAGAAAAATTAAATAGATGGGATGTTAGAGGAATGAACGGACGTCTGCCTATAAATAGTTTGGAGATCTCCTAAGAGAATAAAACTTTTTTTAGATTTCTAACATTGTTGTCAAATTTACAGAAGTCGGAATCTAAAAATTCGAGAGAAAGCATTGGGCACTTGTTTTCGGGATCTTCGAATTTGAAATGAAATTTTCCGGTCTCTAATCTTCGACATTCTACTAGTTTATACCTCTTTAGTTGTAAGTAAGCAGCAATACCTATGTCGCTGGTAGTGAAAGCATTTGTCTGGTCGGTCATTTCGTCTCTCCCCTAAATCGAATTACTGAGTAAAGTAAATAGTGTTCTAGATGACACTTCAGACCTCTTTCCTAATAAAGTAGGCTTTTTCTTCGGGAGCGGAAGGAAGTTTAAGTTCGTAGGTGAGATTTGCATCTATGTTTTTTTGTTCCTTCAGTTGTCCCGCTAGGGAATACATGGCATTTTCATACTCTTTCATAGTGGATAGAACCTCCATCTTTCTTTTTTCGAAATTTAAGCACATTGACGAAAAGTTGGCCTCAATTGAGGTCAAATTCTCTCGAAGTGCGAAGATTTGTTCGACCTCCGTCCACTCTAATTCTACTATTTCTGATGAGTTGGTGGCTTCTTCTTGGGTTGCGACCTCTTCGGTCTTGGTTTTATCTGTGGACATTGTATCTCCTTTCTAGTTCTTTATATATGTTGCATATACATTGTCTTCAGTTGTTAAATCGTAAGTAAATGTTATTGTTCGGCCACTAATAGTGTAATCGTTGTCTGCTCCCACGGACTGTATTGCACCATTCACATAAATTGACTCTGTGTTTGTTCTTGGTAAGTTGTCCAAGGTAAAAGTGGTCGCTGGTGATGGTGGGGCATCGCCGTTTTCTTTCAAAACTTCTCTGATAATCAGCGTTTCTCCTAAGACTTCTGCAAAGGTGCTTCTTGTTACTGAATCTGTTCCTCCGGACCCTCCTCCAGAGCTTCCTGCGGCGGCAGGAGCGTTGGCTGCAGCCACATTAGAGAAAATAGAAGAAACAGTGTCACTGTCGAATATCGCGCTCATGGGAATACCAGACAACCCATAGTAAGAACCGAATTCGTGCTCTGGTACCTCTCCGAGGGAGATTCTTTCTCTTGGTATCTTTACTTCCACTGCGTTCTCTCTTATAGAGTAGTGTGGTTTCGTTGCGTTACCATCTTCTCCGACTAAATACCCGACTACCTTTACATTTATCTTTGTCTCGAACTTTCTCTCGTCTGATGAAAAGTCTGAAACGTTGTTGTTCGCTTGAAAGTCTCCTTGGATGAACGCTTCATACCTGTGCTCACCTTCAAATAATCTTTGATAATTTATTGTACCAGGTTTTGTCACGAAAGGCAACATTAATTGATTCATTTGTTGTTGGTACTCTGTTCTGAGTGTAACTTCATACATAATAGTCACATTTACTGGCATTGGGACGGTAATAGTTCTATAGACCGTCTTCGCGTTTTGACGAGGATAATTTAGTTGCCCGTGGAGCCTCTGTGCATCAGCGTTTGCGAACTTCATGGACTTCTCTTGATATATTACTCTCGACACTGGGAGGGATCCACCCTGTTCGTCGTCAATCTTTGGAATACTACCTTGAAAAACTCCTTTACTGGCCATATCCTTGGCCAGTGAAGTTCTTGCAACTGTGATAATTGGCAGTATTAGCATACCTTCTGAATCTCTGACGTCTTTATCGTTTTTTGTCTGAAATGCTCTTTCTGCTGACCCCCATATTACCGGAACTTGTCTCCAGCCCTGATTGGTATCAGTATAGAGGTTCAATTCTTTTACATAGTTCAGCATTGCACGGTCGATGGTTTCTATAGTTGAGGCTTCGAAGTGCAACTTTGCAATCAAAGAATCCTCTTCGTTTACGTAATTATCAGACATTGAATAATCCCTCTCTTGCTCTCACACACGATGCTGCAATCTCAAACTTTGATTCAACTTGACCAAACAGCCACTTTGGTTCGGTCAAAGACAAGATTTCATAGAAGTGACTACCGTATTGTATGAAATCTCCTTCTCTGACAAAAAGATCTTGATCCTCTGTTAGTCTTCTCTTGTGAAACATAACTGATATCTTCTCTACTCTGTCAACGCCTAGTGGTGTGGTCGTTGTATTTTGCGATTCGTACTTTACCATGGCATATACTCTTACTGGGTTTAGGAAATTCTTATCAACGGCTTCACCATATACATCATGAAAGTTTGTGTGCTCCAGGCTTATAGGATAATAGACTATTGTTTGGCCAATGACTCTTTCGATGATCTCGTCATTGACTTGCTTTACAAAATCCTTTTCTTTCTTCCCCGTAAACAACGGTGGTGGTGGAGAATCGGGTTGTGACCATTTGTTATCATCAGAAGCCATCTAAGTTACCCCACAAAAATATAATTTGGTACTTTCTGTAATACCTTGTCGTTGTTCTCTACCATCGAAGCATCAGATTCAACCATCTTTGCGTAGGTGAGTTCTGCTAATGTTGTCTTCAGTTCCTCTCTTAGTTTTTCTTGCTCGTCCTTGCCCTCTGATATCAGTGCAGACCCATTAAGTGTCACTGATTCTCCTGGAATTGGCACAGTTGCAAACTTAGAACGAATTTGGCCCAAGGTTTCTTTGCACAAAGCCAATGTAAACCTTCTTATCCATTGTTTACCAATAGAGTTGATGTTGTTGTAAGGAAGGTTCCCAATAGGAAGCGTGTTCATATTGTTCACACCATCAGTCTGAAGGTCTGTGCTGTCCCAGACGTCTGTTGGTATTGAAAATTCAACCCACATTTTAGACTGCATCGCAGTCTGAGGAATTGGGAAAATCCTTAGATTATTATTTCGAAGCTCGTATGACCAGTGGGACATTCTTGTGTATATGGCATCTTCAAAGGCTAAAGCCTGCGACTTGTTTTGCCATGCAGGAACCAACTGGAAACTGGAATCATCTGAAAATTGTCCGTAATTATGCATATTCCCCACAACGTTCAGCCCGCCATAGTATCCGTAGAATCTCCACATTGCATGTGGGGTCTTGTAGAACACTTTCTTTATGAGGACAGTCTTTCCGTTGATAGATCCGGAATGGACGGAGTCCTCGATTATACTTTGCAGATTGTAATCTTGAGTTCCCGCAACGACATCAAATGATGCTGAATATTGAACGGATCCGTTGAGTCCAACTTCGGCTCCTATGCCCTCTGCTATTCGGCGCGTCATACTATAATCAAACTTAGGATATTTGAGGGCCACATGCTTGCCGCCAAGGGAAGAAGACAGTGCGCCTGACTCTATGTTACCCTTTGAATCAAACGAGCCTGTAGTATTACCTAACGCGTCTGATAGAATATTGGTTGCTTGATGCACATTTATAAGATAAGAGTATTCTAATACTGCTTCTTCAAAGGCTGCGTACACATTTCCTTCGGTAAGCTCAATATCTAATACATCACCACCAAGTTTCTTGTATACGTATGATACTTGATCCACAGCACCTGAAAGGAACTGCTTGGAGTAGAGTGGTGATGTTGTTTCTGAGTATATTTTATACGGTAGTGTAGAATTTATGTTTCCTGCTGTACCGGTTATTGGCAAAATAACAGCAGACAAAGTGCTTGCTGGTGTTAATGTAGGTAAAGACATTCATGGTCCCTCACGTGTTATAGTTTATCAATATAACTAGTTGTTCGAAGGGACAAATAACCTAGGTGTCTGTTTTTGTTTTGTTGGCTCTTCTTTTACGAGTTGTAGAAGTAGATTTCTTTCTTGGGGTGTTTGTGTTTTTTGGTGCCGGGCGTGTAACCTTTGGTTGCTCAACAATTGTTTCCTCAACCTTTGGTTCTTCGACCTGAATAACTTCTTCCTCGTTTGTAAAACGGAGAGCATTTACACGTTCTTGTGTTTGGTCCAAGACTTCTTCTGCTTTCTCGGCAGCGACAACAGCTTTTTCCAAAACTGTTTCCACAACCTCTTCTACTACTTCTTGTGCTTGTTGTTTTAGGCCGAACACAGCCTTTCTAAGTGATGCATATTTACTTGCATATTTTGGCATTGTTAGCCGCTTTCTTCGTTTACCCATGGTAATTCCTTTCGTTTATGTAATAAATAGTTTAGAAATAGAAAAACCCCTTTCCTGTTGGAAGAGGGGTTGTTTCTGCTGTAAGGCGAGTTAGTTGTTATGCACCCATATCAATGCCAGTGGCAGCGTTACAGTGTCCTACAACATACCATTTGACACCATCACAAACAAGTTCCAGTTGGTCTCCCTCTACGGCGGCGCCGTCTTTGAACTCTACCTGACCGGTGCCGGCTTGATCTGTTGCGGCGCCGTCAGCACCAGTGACAATTACGCCGACTATAGTATCGCTGCCGGCAGCAGTAACGATATAATCAGCAGCTGCTGGGGCTGCCTTGACAATAAATTTACACCACCAACCCTTGCCGGCTGAAGCCACTGAGGGTAGGGTGACAGTAAACTCAGTTGCAGAGTTCAATGTGAAAATCGTACCACATTCTGCAACCTCTACAGTTTTAGTTGCTGTAAGGTCCTCAATCTTCTTTCTATCCGCTGAATATCTTCCTAATTTTGCCATTTTATAAAATCTCCTTAATGTATTTTTAGAGGTAATTCGCCTTACCTTTTCATTATAAATAGTATCCCAAAAAAAGAAAAGCCCCACCAAATAAATGGTGAGGCTTAATTCTTTCGCTATTGCGTGTTGCGGTTAGCTATTAGCTAGCGCCTGCCTCGCCAAGAAGGCCACGAACAACAACAAGACCGTACATATCAGGTCGTACCATCTTCTTAGCGTAACGAGTCATGACACCCTTACGTGGTACAAAGTCCTCTGTACCGAAAATGGTT